TTTTTGTTTTTTTATTAGATTCTCTTTCTTTATGCAACGACCGGTTTTAGGGTTTAGTACTTTACCTTCAGGACACTCTTTTATTTCTGGTTTTTGTTTTTTTATTAGATTCTCTTTCTTTATGCAACGACCGGTTTTAGGGTTTAATACTTTACCTTCTGGACATGTTTTATCTACTTTGCTAATAGTTTTTTTTTCCAATTTATTTATAGTATTGATACTTACGCATCTATTTGTTAGAGGGTTGAGTACCTTACCTTCTGGACATATCTTTTCTTTTACTTTAGTGTCATTTACACTATTTTTATTAACATATATAATAGTTCTGTCACCTTTATTGAATGAAAAACACAAATCTTTTATATCTTTAACACTTTCTTCGGAGTGAATATCTAAACCACATTTTGGTAAATTTATACAAAAATCTTTATTTTTTTTAACATCCCAGTCATATTTCATTAATTCACACGGAACACTAATATTGTCAGATATTAGTTTACCATCCGCTGGTAATTTATCAACTACTTTATCATTTCTTAAATTATGATAAATAATTTTATTATCTATTACTTCTGATATCCACAATCTTTCTTTTTCAATATCCTCTTGAGTAAACTCATTTTGAAGATATAATTTATACATATTTGGATCAATAGTTTCGCGTACCCATCCATTATATACATATTTTTTGCCCTTACATTTAATTCCAGATATTGCGTGTCCTCCTCCTATTTTATCTTTATTCCAATTTCCTAATAATACCGAATCCTGTATAAAGTTCATATCTTTAATTCTAACTTTATCATCTAAAGTAACAATTTTATAAAATGGTGAATCTCCTGGAACTTTATAATGTTCTGGGGGATTATTTTTATATAAATTTACATTAAATATATTTATAATAATTATATCAGGGTTTTCAAATTTCTCCAATACCTTTTCTTTAGAAACATCTTTAACTTTTACTGCCATTTTAGAGTTAACATAACTTATATCCAAATTATTAAATTGAGAATAATATAATATATCGCCTTTTAGATCAAGGTATAATACTTTGGCGCCTAATAATTTATATACCTTTCTTATATATAATACCGGCGTATACCCACGTTTCATATATTTAGGATTAAAGGAGAATTTCTTTCTATTATATTTATAAAGTTCTCTTAATATATATTCTGGTCTTATTTTATCAAAATATGCATAGTCTTTATAAACTTCGCTAGTACGCAAATACTTATTTTCTAAAATATATTTCAAAGTTTTGAGAATAAGTATTTCCTCATTCCACATCTTTGATTTTTTTAGCAATAATTTGCGACTTTCTTCGCTATATAAAACTGCCATTAGAATACTATTAAACCAGCATGTAGGTCCGTATTGTTTCAAAGTTAAAATCCTTTTGCAGATAGATTTCATTGTACTTATCTAATATATATATATATCATAATTATTCAGTAAAAATGAGAAAAAATAATAAAAACATATGTGTACCCCATTATTTAATAATTTACAAAATTACTTCTTTATTTTTTACATCTTTATAGTTTTAGGGTCAATATTAAGAGCTCTTAGGATCCTTTTATAAAATTGTACATTGAAATTAACTACATTACAATTCTCATATTCTTTAATAATATTATCTTTGATACATAGTTTTTGCGCAAGTTCTTTTTGAGTAATATTGAGAGCTTTACGACCATCAATAATAGCTTGCGCGTGCTCTCGTGTAATTTTATTCAATTTAGGAATATCATCTTCAATTAAGCGAATATATTCTTTAAAACCTGGTTGATTCTGTGTATTATGTTGTTGTTTTTGTTCCTTCGTTTTATTTTTCAAAACTACAGGTTCCCAATCTTGAAAGTTAACAGAATTCATTTTATTATAATTAAATAAATTAAATCATATATCAATTTTTATAATAAAAATGTTCTAAAAATATTAAATAAATACAAAATTTGATTATTGTTGTAGTATGATAATTACAAGTATATAGACGCGCATAAGACAAACCTACACATCTAAAGACCAATTTATTAAAAGAAAATGTCTGTGACTTGCAAAAAAATCTTTGAATATAATGGAAATATTGTATCAATTGACCTTTCAAACATCAAGTTTTGCCCTGGACCTTGCAAATATACAATGGAAGAATCTGAAACGTCTGTTGATATGTCACAAAATTTCAATGGAAACATTAATAGTTTCAAACCTTATTCTGGTGGAAAATATACTAGATTCTGTTATCCTATAAATGACAAACAAATTCTAATTCTTAATAATTTGAGAATTTGCTCGTCGTGTCATCATAGGTATTTAGAATTTACAGAAGAGAATTATATTGAAGAACTTAAAAGTGACGCTAATACAATTATGAAAAAACTAGAAAAAAACATTAAATAAATAATATGTTTTATATAAAAATTGATTTTATTCAATATCATATCACATACTATAACATAATATGAATAGCGAAAATAGAAAGGTACTTTTTCAGCGTGCTGGAGAAATTATTATTGATAGATATAAAAATATAAAAGATATTCCAGAAAAATACTTATTATTTTATAAAAATTATATTCCACCTTCTGTAGGTGTAAAAAGAAAATTTGACGAAAGCAATTTATAATTAATAAAAGTTTTTATCTTTAATATTTTTAACTACATAATTTAAGTAAAAATCCTTATTTATTGAATGAGCAGAAATAGGTTTAAATTTACGTCCAAAAAAACAAGGACTTTTCAATAAATGTATAAGTTCTGCTTGTGTGATATGTATATAATTTTTTAATTCTTTATCAGTAACATATTTATAATCCATACCTTCCCAATTTGCAAATGTAGTTGCCAATTCTGGCGGAGAATTATAAGAAGTCGCTTTAATTTCTTCATAAAATGTTTCTTTATAAGTGTATGATAGATAAGTAATATAACATAATTCGTCTGCAGCATAAGCATTTTTAAACCATTTCATATATTCTTTATTATTTACTAACAATTCACTATGTTTTCTATTTAATATACACCATTGCGATGCTTTATTTAAATATTTAATATCAATATAATTCAATGCCTCTATACAATCTGGTAAACATTCTTCTGGATTCGCTATATGAAAATATGAATACCTCTCTTCTAAATTATCGTAAATGTAATCAAAAGGTTTTAATGGTATGCAAGAACCTGATAGAAATATAAAATGTGTGTTATTTTGATCTTTTAATGCCTCTGATAACATAAAATTTTGCGCTTTAACAATAGATATATCTGCATATTTCGTTGGAATATTTTTTTGTACTTTATATTCTTCAAAGAAATCTAAACGTTCGTCGTATTTATAATGTATATATATACTATATCTTCCCTTATCTATATTGCTAAAGAACATATGCCATAATTCTTCGTGATTTATAACATTATATATCAAAAATATAAAGGCAATTTTGCTCATTTTATATTTATATTTATATTTCAAAATATATTTATATAGGAACTTATTATAAAATATATCATTTATATTAAGTAATAAAAATGAGGGTGCTCTCGGGGAGACTTGAACTCCCAATCTTTGGCTCATAAGACCAACGCTTTAACCGATTAAGCTACGAGAGCATAATAAATATGAGAGCAATTGCTCTCATATTATATATAATATATCTAATTCTTATATCTTTTTCATTTACACTATGCACCCTTGAAGATTTAAAATGGCACAAAATATGATAATAAAAAAATAAAAAAATGACACATTATTTATTATATGTAAATATCATCATAATGGTTTACATTTATGTTCTCAAACTTCAACAGAACAAGTACTACGTTGGCAAAACAAATAATCCCCTGCTTCGTTTAGAAAATCACTTGAATACTCAAGGTTCAGAATGGACTAAGTTGTATAAACCAATTAGCATAGAAGCACTTATACCAGATTGCGATGACTATGATGAGGATAAATATACATGTATGTATATGGATAAATATGGCATAGATAATGTCAGAGGTGGTTCATATACTCAAGTAGTCTTAGATAAGACAGTAAGGGAACATCTTAGCAGAATGAGTAATGGGACAAATAATAGATGCTTTACTTGTGGTAAATCAGGTCATTTTGCGAAAGATTGTCATGAAAATGATAAAGAACAGCAAGTACCATTTGAAAATCTTTTGAAATCTCAACCCAAAATGATTAGAGAAGATTACAAAAAATATATAGAGTTATTGAATACATTACAATCATATAAGATAAATTTTGGTGATATTGTACTAAATACGAAAGATAAATATCATACACTCAAAGAGTTACTTGATGATGCTGATAATGTTCTGAATAATTTTGACGAAACAGAATTTAGCACACGCAGAGGGATGAATATTGATTTAGCAAAAAATGTTAAATCCTATGTACCAAAATTGAAGATTGAAACATATAATGCTTTATCAAAAATTCTTGCATCATTCAATCAGCATCTATATAATGAATTACAACAAAATAAATCCATATCTTGTATAATAAAAGAATGTTATGAAATGTTTGGTTATAAATATATAAATGTATAATTTCTTCATCAAATCAATCAATCAGATACATTACGCGATATATCCAAACATAATTTACCTTTCTAATAATTATTAGAAAGCCTTGAAGGCACAAAGTAATAAACTTGTATAAAAAATATTTTTTACATAACTTTGTGCCATTTTAAATCTTCAAGGGTGTAAATAGTATTTCTAATAACGATGATATATAATTTTACTAAAAAATTGATTCCTTATATAAAAATTATTTAATAAATACATTGTAATATGATCAAACAAAGATCTATTATTGAATATGAACTACTTGATTTAAATATAATTCAAGAAGAAAAAAATATAATTCAAAGTCAAATAAATGTTAATAAATTAAAAGGCACAAACATTATTTTTGAAAATCAGGAAATATGCGGAAAAGAAGTTAGAAATATATTTAATAATAAAGCAATCGTTAATAGTTTAGTATATGGGCTCACACAAGCAGGTAAAACAGGATGTATGACATCACTGATCCAATATTTTACATTGTCTAATAATATTCCAATCGATAATATCTATATTATCACTGGCTTATCAAGTGTTGAATGGAAGAAAGACACAAAAAATAGAATGCCCAACTGTATTAATGCTCGAGTATTTCATAGAGGAAATATAAAAAATTTTATTCTTGATATACAGGGAAAAAAGAACTGTTTGATTATTATGGATGAAATACAAATAGCATGTGAAGATAATCAAACAATAAATAAAGCATTTACAAAATGTAAATTTTACGATTTAGATTTTCTTTTAGAGAATGATATAAAAATTATTCAATTTTCTGCTACGCCTGACGGAAATATAAATGATATCATAGATTGGAATCATCATTCTGCTATAGTTAAACTAGTCCCTGGACAAGGCTATTACGGACCCAAACAAGCAATGGAACAAGGACGTATTGAACAATTCAAAGATCTAACCAACCTAGATAATGTAAAGGAACTTAAAAATAATATTGAAAAATTTGTAAATCCTAGATATCACTTAATTAGAGTGCCAGCTAAAAGAGAAAAAAAGGATAAGACAGCAAACAATCAATTAATAGTTATATCCAATTTTAAAAAAGTTTTTGGAGAAAATTATGAATATAATGAAAAATATCTTGAAGTAAAAAAAGAAGATATCAATTGTATTCTAAAAAAAAACCCTGATAAAAGTACATTCATATTCTATTGTGAAATTTTACGATGTGCAAAAACACAGTGTAAAAAATATATAGGTGTTTCATATGAAAGGTATTCTATAGATCCTTGCGATTCTACTATAATTCAAGGATCATTTGGAAGATTAAATGGTTATGATGATAATGGCGATAGTATATGTTATACTAATATACCATCTATAGAAAATTATATTAAATTATGGGATAATGATATGAAGTTTAAAAAAGGAATTGTTTGGAATACAAAAACAACAACATATAATAAACAAGATGATATTACATATAATAATAAAGGAACATTTAATAGTGTTAAACATATTGATCAATTAAAAGATAATTCTATCGAGTCTAATCAAAAACCTATTGTAAAACCATCAATTAAGATATTCAGTAGTTTAGATGAAGTGCAAAACTTTTTCAAAGATAAAAACAATAAATATCTTGGAAATGGTCCAAACAAAAAAAATATTGATGAAAATGGATTTTATAAATGTAGAACACAATTTGATAAAGTAGAAAAGGTTAGACCAAAAGAATACTTTCAAAAATGTGAGAAAGAAAATAATTGGGGGTTTAATAAGGATGATCCAAAAAATCTACATAGAACTTATTCGTGTTATTCTGATATCACTGATCCAAAAACAGTAGAATGGTGGCTTGTATATTATGAAAAATAGACTAAAATATGGTGTTATTTATTAATTATTTTTACACTTTACAATCCTTCCTTATCGGATTATTATTACACATTTGAGCATTTTAAATTTTCAAGCGTGTAAAAGGTTTCTTGTAATATTATTATTTTCTAAAATTAATTTGAAAAATCTTTTAGAACTATCAATTAAATACTATTACACCAACCAAAGAGAAAAATGGGACAAGACTATTACAAAAATATAATAATTTTGTTATTAATCTCTTCTATTGATATAAATGATCGCATTAAAGCGACTAACTACAATTTGACGGTTCTGTTAAAACGGTTTGTAGTTTTTGTAAATCAACTCCTCTATTATTTATCTTATTTCATAACTTTTTCTTATATTTGTTTCCAACGGATATACATATAATTCGCAAAGATTTAAATATATTACTTTAAAATTGATAACAATTAACTTCATAATGTCCATAATTTCCGCATATATCGCATTTTTTTGAAGATTTTGCAGCAGATGATTTGCGAGACCAACAATTACTCGCAAAATGCCCTTCCTTGCCGCATTTGAAGCACAAATTGCCTTTATTTTGTTTGCCTTTCTTTTTACAATATCTTTCGTGATATTCGCATTTTTTTTCATCTTCAAATTCTTTATCACAATATTCACAGCACCATATGACATTTTCTTCATTATCGCTACTATCATCTTTTTCTTCTTTACAATTACTCGCAAAATGCCCTTCCTTACCGCATTTGAAACATCTATCGTTTGTGCTATTACTATTTTTAACAAGATGGTTTTTGGTTTCTTTATCTAATATTATAGATGTGTATGAACCACCTCTTACATTATCAATTCCGTATTTATCCATATACATTTTTGTATATTTATCTTCATCATAATCATCTCCATCTATAATCTCTAATAATTTTTCGGGCTTATACATTTTAGTCCATTCAGAGCCTTCTGAATTAAAATGACTTTCTATGCGAAAATTAGGATTTGATGTTTTACTAACATAATATTTACCTTTTTTCAGCTTTAGAATGTAAATATATACCATATTGATTGTAAGAATATCTTGAATATTCTATATCATTTTTTACCATTATAACCCTTTTAGGAAGTTATAATAAGCAATAAAAATAAGAGTGCTCTCGGGGAGACTTGAACTCCCAATCTTTGGCTCATAAGACCAACGCTTTAACCGATTAAGCTACGAGAGCGTAATATATGAGAGGAATTGCTCCCATATTATATATATAATAATTAATTCTTATATCATTTTATATTTTGCATCCTGAAACTATAGGATTAATTTTTTGTGTTCTCATTAAATCATTTTTATTTATTGTTTCTAGTAGATCACTATCTAGACGATTTGAATATGCGTTCATTTTATTCGGCATTTTTGTTATACCGCAATTATCTAATGTAGGAGATGTTTGGTATATTATTCCAACATTGCCTTTCTCTCTTGCCGGAAAACTATTTTCAATAGGTTTTTTACTATACATATCAATATCTCCAGAATCTAAACTAATATTCATATTGCCGGGATTCGGAGTATGTCCGGCAGCAATTAGAATTGCCTCTCGTGTTCCATCTATTTCTGCATTCTCGTCGGCAGTTCTATCAGACTGTCTATATTCATTTGTAGAACCAGCAATACCATATTCATTAACTATTGTAAATTGTTTTTGTGTATTTTTCATTTCTACGTTTTTATTTAAATAACCACCAAATATTCCCTCTAACATACCTCCTATGAAACCATATTCTGATTTTCCAATTATAGTTGTTTCTTTTGTAGTTGTTTTCGCTACAATATCTGGGTCATATAATGTAACTTTATAAACAACACCTCCGATATTTCGCACAGTATCTTCGGTAGGCATTGTCTGTCTTAATGTTTTTTTAGCATCATCGCCGTTTTTCAAATAAGCACCATTATTACCTTTTATGTTTGTTAATACAGTATCGTGTATTAATGTTTCTTTAACTGTTGTTTTCGCTAAATCATTTAATGCAGAATAAGTTTCTTTATTACCTGTTAAATTACCTGCTTCAACATCGTGTATTGTAGTTTCTTTAATTGTTGTCTTAGCGTTATCAGTTAATGCAGAATAAGTCTCTTTATTACCTGTTAAATTACCCGCTTCGCTATCGTGAATTGTTGTTTCTTTAACTGTTGTCTTAGCATTATCAGTTAATGCAGAATAAGTCTCTTTATTACCTGTTAAATTACCTGCTTCGCTATCGTGAATCGTCGTTTCTTTAACTGTTGTCTTCATAATGTGATTTACAGGATCATATAATGTAGGTTTTGAAGGTATTTGAACACTTGGGTTTCCTACACCTCTTGGCGCTTCTACAGTATATTCTTTATTAGTATATTTTAATGCATCCATAACTGGTGCAACTAATGCTTTTATTATACTTGTAACGTTTGTAACAACAGTACGTTGCTCTGTAGTTTCTCTTTCATTATTATATAATATAATTTTACTTTTACCATAATCATCTTTTATTCCTTGATTTAATTCTGATCTAGCGATAGGACCTTTATATTCTACATGAGACTCTTGTCTTGTTGTTGGGCGAATATTTTGCGCAGGTCTTAAAGTTTCTTTTGAATTTGCACCAGTTGTTTTTATCCATCTATCTTCTGTTTGTTCAAATACTGTATCAGGTCTTTGTTTAGTCATTGTAGCAATTTCTCCGCGTCTATCAGGACCTTTAAGATGTCCTTTTACAGGTATTTCAAAATATTTTTGATTTTGATTTATTTTACTTCGCAGTTCATCTAAATTTCTAGGTTTAGCATATTCCAATGTTTCTCCTTGATGAAAACCTCCAGTACTCTCACTTCCAAAACCTTGGTTTAATCCAGGACCAACACGTATTTTTTCTATTGGAAAAAAATTATTAGCAACTTCAGATACTTCAATTCTTGATTTAAAAAAATCGTCATTATTTTTCATACCACATATATTTCCGCCAGCATTAATCTCGGGTTTAAACATACATTGGACTTCTTTTTTTTGCTGTTTTAATGAATTAATACCAGATATATTGTCAAGGAGTGGATACATATTTTCAACATTTGTATTTTGTGTTACATTTTTTTTAAGAAAAGGAGTCATATTATTATGAGATAGAGATGATACATTTACTTTTTCACCTGTTAAAGAATATGTATAATCTCCTATTACGTCAGTATCATTGTTAATTTCAGAATAAAAATTTCTTTTGAAAGTATCAGAAGTTGCATTTTTAGATACTATCCCAGTTTCATATGGTTTTCTAGATTTTCTATATAGGTCGTTGCTAAGTTCTTGCTCTTCTTGTTTGATTTTATTCCAATGTGTAGAATCATAAATGTTTTTCATAGATGGTATATTATTAGATGATACATTCATTCTTTATTATCTCTAATGAATAAAGGATAAAAAATACAATAGAATAGATACATTTTGTATATCCATTTAATTCGTTTAATTTTTGCAAGGTACTCCGGGATACATAGAACCATGTGGATATCCCGGGGTATATAGTTTGTTTTGATTGCAACTTTTCCACGATTCTAAATTATTATTACTTACTTTACTATTAGGAAAAAATACAGATTGATCTTGCGGTTGATCAACACAAGGAACGTGGTTGTCCTTCGCAACCATTCTATAATTAACAGGTATTCTATCAAATTGTTCTATTGCTTTTTCTTGCGGGTCGTAACAAATCCATTCCCATCTGTTTATACCAGTTTCTTTTAATGTACAAGGAGGATTTGATAAGCGCGTGTCTTCTCTAGGTATGATGCATTGTCTCGCATCAGATTCTCCTTTTATATCACACCCTGTTTTCTTATATTTTCCCGGCATATATTCCTCATCATTACATTTTGTATTTTTATAATTTAATCTTAATAACTCGTTAGAATCATCAACGGCACTTTTCATACTGCAAGTATTATGTCCATAATTTTGATATCTGAGCGATGGATCAGCGGGAATATCTCTGTAACATACTTCACAATCGTTTGAAGGAACATCTAATTGATATAAACCGGGTCCAACGGCTCTTCTTAATTTTTCTTTGTAACTGCAACTATCATAATTCAATCTTGTATCTATATATTGGTTCATATCTAATAAAATAATATATTATTTTATGCGTAAATAAATAGATATGTTAATAAGTTTATTAATTCCCGATATTTTATTAAAATTAGAAGGGTTTGCAGATAATGAAAATGAAGTAATACATACATATACATCTATGGAAAGGGTTTATTTATATATAATGGGGTATAATCCAGATTTTTATTATAAATGGGATGTAGTTGATAAAATTTTTGTCGCCATAATATATTTGATAACTTTTTTTATATCTGCTACAGCGGCATATTTATCTTTTAAATGTACTTGGAAAGGTGCGATTAAAAACTTTTTTTATAGATTGATGTTTGCAATAGTAGCATTTTTATTAGGACCGATATATCTATTGTGGTATTTCTTTATAAATTATATAGGTAATTTATGTTAATAAAAATAATAAATAAAAAATATTTATTTACATTTATCGTAATTTATTTTTGGCGGCATAGGGACTTCTCTATACATTATTGATTGACACGCCGGTAAATGTAACATAGTTGTATCAATCGGTTGCGTTTTATCATTTTTAATAATTCCATCATTTGTTGGAACATATTGATTAGTTCCGCACTTTGATATAATTCTTGTTTGTCCTCTTAACTCACTATCTAAATCAACTAGATTACCTTGAATGTGTGATACAACAGTACCTCCAACAAAACCTAATTGATGTCTGCATTTATTTTCGTGTTCATATCTGTAAGGAGATAATAAATAACTTAGTGTGCTTACATTATCTTGTAATTCTTGTTTGTATGAACAATTATCATATGTCGTTCTATTAAAACTCATCTACTCTCTTCTATATTATAGAGAAAAGTTTTTATTTCTTCCGATCCAGTTACAATTTTTATTAAATTCAGTTCTGTGAATATAAGAACGAGTATCTTCGCCTCCGTTAGTCCATTTAGGAACTATATTTTCGGGATTTTGAATATCCTTAACACAATCTAATAGAGGCATAAAATTATTCATTTCTTCCTCCATAATTTGTTTTTTACATCTTACATTATTAGTATCACGACCTTCTATCAATTCTAATTCTTTACCTATATCTGTTTTACCACATCTCAAATTTGGACCTGCGGTAAAAATTCTATTATTTAATTGTACTTTACATTTATCTTGTGTCATTGATTGAGGATTATTTCTTAACATTGAATATTTGTCAATAAGACAATCATCCGCTAAACCATATCCCGGACGTCCTCTGAGATTTGGATGATTTAAATACATCTCAGGCATTCTTACATAGGGACTTACACAATCAACAAAATTGTTGGGATATATATTGTACCCTTCTATTTTGTTATTATGTAAATCTTTAGCACTTTTCCAACAATCATCAGAACATATATTAGTGTTGTTATCAAAAGTATTATTATCCATTATCTATATTTTAATAATATAAATATAATTTATTTATCTACTAAATATTTTTTTTCTTCAATAGTTTTAATTATTTCATAGTTTACATCTAATTTTATATTGTCATACATCTGCGTATAATCCTTTTCTAATATATGATTTTTATACTCTAGTATTTTCCAATCATCATTGTTTGCACTATTACCAACTAATTCATCTACAATATCGTCTATTTTTTTAATTTTATTAAATGTCTCTGTATTGTAAGACTTTTTACCATCTGCGTCATATTTAATTACGTTTTTATATGTTAAAAGGTCTTCGTGATTATCCAAATTTTTAGAATAATTCTTATATTCAATTTCTTTAGACGAGGTATTATCGTCATTAATTTCAATATCAAGTTTAATTGTTGTCTTTTTAATCATTATTTTATTTTACTAATTTATTATTTATATATCAAAAATTAAAAAATGAGTACATAATTAAAAAAAATTTGAAAATTTTAAAAAGTTTATAAAATTCTTAGAAAAATAAAATTATGTACTCATTTTTTAATAATGTGCAGTATTTTTAATGTTATTGTATAAATTATTATAACATTGCTCACCATTGTTCTCTTTGCAGGATGCTCTCCTCTCATATAACCATTCAGTATATTTCTCGCGTTCATTAGGTATTGTTGTAGAAGGTACTGTATAAAAATGTCTATCCGAAGAGGATTTATTATATATATCATCGGTCTCTCTAAATACATTTTCTTCAAAATTTGAATTTATTGAATTCATAATCTTATCATTTTCTATTGAACACGATTTAAACTTATTTTTAGTATCTATTAAATTAGGGTTCATAAAAGGATTCTCTTTGGTAGGTTTAGTACATAGTTCATTGTTAACAATATCTAAATCATTTGAATCTAAAAATTTCTCAATTTTACTATTCTTTTCGCTCTGATAATTGAATATTAATATTGAAATAATCATAATTATAAATATAAATAATATATATCTAGAGTCATTGAATACCAATGTTGTTACTATTCCAATAAATAATATTAATCTCACAATTGCATTTATTTTTTCATCTAAACTCATATTTATATTTGGGTATAATATAGGTTTAAATAATTCATTTAAATTATCTAACCAAAACATTATTATTATTTATTCTTATTCTAATATCTATATTATTTTTATTCAGTTTCTTTATTTTTTTTATCTAATTTAGATTTAAGTCTATTTATAGTGACACTCTTTTTATACGCATTTTTATTAAACGTTGCACGAGTATCTTTTTGTTTACCTCCCTTGGGATTCATCATATTACTAAATGCTTCCATACCTTCCTTATTATTCATCATAGTACTCATCATTTTCATCATATTAGACATATCCATTTGATTTTTTCCAGGATTTCCATTAGGATTGCCACCAAATAATCCAGGCATTACGGAAGCAAATTTCATAGCATCTTGAAGTAAATTTTCTTGTTTTAATTCGCCATTTGATATTTTAGTTGCCATTTTTCTGCTAACATTTGAAATTAAATCACTAAAACCGCTATCCGGGTCTCCAATCGCTTTTAGTATATCTCCGTTATCTCCAATTGATTTTTGCAACTTATCAACATCTACATCTTCCATTATTTCTTTCGCTAGTTTACCTAGCATAGTATCTTCCATACCTGACATATTTAGATTAGTTTTTTCTTTAATATTCTTGGTCTTTAGCATATTTAATCTTTCTATTAATTTCTTATGTTTATCATTTGTAATTTCGTTTAGTAAATTTTCTTCTGTTGAAGATTGAAAGACTTTAATATATTTTTTAACATCATCTTCTGTTAATTCATCTTTGAATAAATAAAAGACTGATAAGAAGTGATGACATAAAAAGTCATCATTAATTACGCGTTTAATGCTAGAAATATTTATTCCTGTGAATAATTCTACGTCTTTTACTTCCTCTTTTTCAAACCATTCTCCTAATTTATCATCTTCGGTTTCTGTATATGAAGACCAAAACGTTTCGGGAAGCGAATTAATATATGTAATATATTCATCAGATGATTTATCAAAGGTTATATAGTTTGCTTTGATAGTTTTTAATATTTTTTTCGCAAAATAATAATCATCTTCTACACGTTCTTTTTCACCATCTTCTCCGCTAGTTTCTTCTTTCATTTTTTTAGCAGATTGTTTTATTCTCTTTATAAAATCAATATAATACTGATTAAATACAAATTGGTTTGACATTTATAATCTCTATAATAAAATATATTTAATATTCCTTATATATATTTATTCGCTAATTTATTATAATTTTAGATTATCTCTTTCTTTCATTAACTCTTCTATTGATGGCATTTTAGATTTTTTTCCAGACTCATCAGTATTAATATTAACATTTGAGATACCATCGCTTATATTTTTATCATTTGATATAAAATCCCAACCATAATTTTTATCATCTCTTATTCTATTATCCTCGTCTATAGTTGAAAAATTATCAGATAACTTATTGCTATTCAATGCAAATGCACCAGGTTCATTATCCGTATTTTGTTCCATTGGTTTTATATTATTTTCAACACTATCTGTAATATTCTTATCTAGTCTTGTATTTTGAACTCCGCATAATATTCCTCTTCCGGGCAATAGCAAATAGTCAAATACATCTTTACCAAATAATAATTCTTTACTTGGTAATATCATAAATGCAGGTATTGAATGTATTTTTGTTTCTATATTTATTTTTTGTTTTTTTAATTCTTCAATAGGTACAAGTTTTATCATCTTATTTTTATCATACCGATTTACATTTTCCAATAACATTTTGCTATGAGAACAATTAGCACTATAAAATAATATCATCTTAATTATACTTCCTTGAAGATTTAAAATAAGATATACTTATATAAAAAATCTTCAATCAGAACTGCATCTAATTATATTTTTGCATAATAAAAAAATAAAATAGTAATTTTATGAAGGAATTTTGTAATTCGTTTTGCATTTATATATTTTAAGTATTTCACTTTCCATATATCATTTTAATATACAATTTATAATTTCTTAAATATACACCAACGATTGAAGAAACTAAATGTTTTTAGTTCATCGTCTTCGTCTAATTTCATTATAATTTTATGAAGATTTGTTTTTTCATTATCATCTGCTGGTATTTCGCTCTTAATTCTATTAAAATGTTGTGAGAATAATTCGCTTTCTTGTAATTCTAAATTATACTCTTTACATTTTTTAACAAGTACATCAAAATTTACAATAAATTCTGGAATAAATTTCTTAGTCGCCTCTATAAAAACATCAACCTTCTTATTATATTCAATATCCTCGTCAATATCATATCTTCTTATTATGCTCCATAAAGGAATACCTTTGCCTTTACTATTACCTAATACTTTTCTACCTTCTATGATATCGCCACCATTATTATGAATTGCTTCAACAACACTTTTACCATCCATAAAAGTACACATAAATATTCCTCCCTTCTTAAGCATCAAATTTACATTTTTAAGGAATGCATTTATTTTTTCTTCACTTTCAAAGAAATAATGAATAGCAAACATACAAGAACATACATCAAATCCATAAGAACCCTTTGATGCTACTTTTTTATAATGATCTTGAACATTGGTATTTTTTTTATTTAAAACAATTTTCAAAATATTAAAACTTTCTTGGTCGTCTATTGACTTAGAACATTCGCCATCCATTATAGATTTGCCACAATCTCCTGCAGCATATACAATGTTAGGAAATATTTTTTTATACGCTATATTATCCCTGTCTCTAAAGAATCTATCTCTTGCAGATATTAATCTGCTGTATGCTCCCGATCTAGGATTATATATATTATTTTTTACATAATCTATTCCTAATACAAATTTATATGAATTTTCTATCCATCTGTTCATATCTCCTCCTTCGCCACACGCCAACTCTAATAGAGCATCTTTATATTTGTGTTTAGAATAAAGCATATTTTTAATTCCTATATTGTGAAATTGTTGCATATTATAAGATAGCAATTCTTCTCTAGGAATATTACGTGAATAATATATATCATTTGATTGTAATAAATCATTTTCTAAATCCATTTTTAATATAGGCGCCTTTCCTCTAATAATACTCTCTGTAACCGGGTTATGAATTGTTCCCCAAATATTAACTGCGACCGTATTATCATTTGCAGTCTTAGATTTTTCACCTGTATTATAAATTCTAGTTTTATCCTCACGTATTCTCATAGGTATCCATCTCATTGATGGAATGATAGTGTCATCTAATATATATCTGAATTCTACTATTTTATCTCCATCTATTAATTCTCCACTTTCACATCTGGCCTCTAATTTAGAATTCAATCTAACATAAGACTTTTCAACACCTTCAGAATAATGTATATTCGGTTTAAATAATTTAAATATATATTTTTCCTTATTTTTTTCTCTTATCATTTTTCTATATTCAGTATTGTATAATTCTTTTAGAGCATTATTAATACTATAATTATCCGATTGCTTTGTATTGTAACCAACATAAAGGGAAATCTCTCTATATCTTATTCCGTCAATTGAAATTATATTTCCAAATTTTGCGAGAAAATCAATTGTATTCTGTTCAGGAGGTTTCCATTTAAATACTTTGTCCCATTTTACATTATCAGTCATTTGTACAGGTTTATTTCCATAGTGTGCATATAAACCTAGTTTTGCAGGAGTAAATATTAACCCATCTATGTGATAAGGAAATTTATTATCCCCACTTAATATATCGTCACAATCTTTCAATATATTATCAGTATATCTATGTTCTTTCACAAAATAATCTATGGAAATATTTGATTTTTGTTTTATATATTTTTCAGTATTTTTTAAATATTTATACCTACTATTTTCTTTTACATCATTGTCTATAAGTTGTAGATTAGTTATTTTCTCTCCTCCATAATAATACATATCAAAAGCGGCAAACAATCCTACGGAAGGATTATCTAATCTATTAACGCACGAAATATATTCACCATCTATTAAAGAATTATAGAGTTCTTTTGACGCTTCCAATCCAGTATCAATTACCATATAAGTATTATTTATCAAATAAACTTTCCCTACATTATCTATGAACATTAACAATCTTTCTCCATCCGCCTTTTCAGTTACAGTATATTCAGTTAATATACTAATATTTGTATAATTGTCTGGTTCTACTATATATTTCTTTTCTAGAGTAACTGGTTTGGGAGTTAATAATGGAGGATTTTTATTGTATCTATTATACTTATAGATATCTTTAGATACGAGGTCAGAATATTTTTTAATTATATCATTTTGTTGTTTTTTAGATATAACAAGAGGAAATAAATATAGAGCCTGTTCCATTTTTATAATTGATTGCAATATAATATCTTGAGAAGCATTTGTTATATCTATATAAAAATCATATCTATGTGAAGATCTGATAATATTTGCACTATTTAAATTATTGTGTAAATCGCTATCTGTTGCATCATAAGATTCGTATTTGCTACATTTGCAAACATTAACAATAAACTTAATATTTGTCTTAGTGTCTGTATAAGTAATTCGTTTATTTATCTTAAAAAATTTGCGCAAATCTTTCCAATTCTCAGGTATATTTTCATTAGATAATGAATATTTAGTTGTTGTCAAAAATAGTAATTTAGAATTAAATAATTCACTACATTCATCTTTCGCCAATATTTTATATTTATGCATCATATTATCCGTTTTTATATATGTAGGGTTCTGTGAATATTTTATAATATTAGTGTCACCAACTAACTCTAATAGATTATCTTCACAAAAAACTTGTAAATTATGTTTTTCAATAGTTTCTACATAATCTTCGGATTTCATAACGTTAATAAAATTAGTATATTCATTTTCACTCCATTCTCCTACACCTACTAATTTTATAATACATTCTGCGTTATTTTCTTTTACTAATAAGACATGTTTATCAATATATGAAAATATTTTATCATCTTTCAATATTTCCATTATGTATATTCTCTAATAAATATAGATATTATAGATTTTATATATCAATTTTTAATATATAAATAAAAAAATGATATATTCATATAGATTAATAACATATTTATAATGTCTAGCAAAATGTTTATGCCTATCAAATTTAATACTACTATTATTTTGGTTCCTAATGAATTAACAAGAGATTTTGATAAAACTATTATTAATAAAGTGAAGACAACTCTTGAAAATTGCTGTAGTAAGCATGGATATATTAAAAAAGATACTATTAAAATTATTAAAAGATCCGCAGGTTATTTCAAGGAGTCTCACTTAAATGGTAATATTGCATTTGATATAAGTTGCATAGCGGAAATATGTAATCCTTCTCAAGATTCAATTATTAAGTGTGAAGTCAAGGCAAAAAACAATTTAGGTCTGAGAGCAATTGGAATGTATGAAGATATGGCAATTTTAGAAGTAATTATTCCAAAAATCACTTCAGGGATACAATCTGATGTTAATATTGATAATATTAATATAGGAGATATTGTAAACGTCCAAGTATGTGGTAAAAAATTCACACTATATGATAAAATGATTTCTATTATTGGTAAGATAATTAAAGAAAAAGATAGTGTAATTGATGTTAAAGAATTAGACGAGGATGACGATGTATCCATTGAAGATGAAGAAGATTCTGAATTAGATGAGACAAATTATGATGGTATTGAATTATTTAATGAAGAAGATGAAGAAGACGATGATGAATACAACGTATATAAATCAATTAGTGAAAATAAGGGTAATAAGACAAGAGGAGGAGGTTCTGTATTTGACGATGAAGAAGAGGAGGAAGAAGAGGAGGAAGAGGAAGAAGAAGATGAAGAAGAAGGAGAAGAAGATGAAGAAGAAGACGTAGAACAAGAGTATGAAGAATATGATTATGAATAAGATATTTTAATGATATAAATATATTAATATATTATTATGTATAATGAACAAAAAAGATTTATGTAAAAATATACAAAATAATGTAAGTAAACTTACAAATATTGAAATTATTGAATTATTTAAAATAATATTAGAAACTGGAGAAAATTATACAAAAAATAATAATGGCGTTTTTATAAATCTTAATTGGTTAAATGACGAAACATTAAATAAAATTAATAATTATATATCTTTTTGCATAAAATCGCAGAACGAAATTACTAAATATGAATTAATGAAAAGTTTACTAAACGAAAGTATAGCATCAAAAGATGCTGATGTTAACGAAAAAAAAATAGAACCTGATATAATAGATAATGGTTTACGGCAAAAATTTTCTTCAAGTATGAAATTTTATTTATTAAAAAAGAAATTTATGAAACAGAATATAATTTCTGTAAATGTTCTAGAAAACGAATTAAAATATGAAGATTATGTTATAACATAAAAAATGATATATAAATTAAATTATATATATACTTAATTATGATTAATCTTTTAGAGAGCAAACTACCATCTGTAACAGATGGAAAAAATATGATATGGAAAAATGTTGACAATAGTTTATATAATAAGTTCAATCAATCCAATCTGTCTAACATTAATACTGTAAAAAAAGAACTGATGTTGCCAGAAGTGTCTGTTGCAATTAAAGAAGAAACCTTGTCAAAACCCATTTTATCTTCTATAAGTGAAGCGAAAGTTGAAAATGAGGTAATTAGTGTATCAAATGTATCAAATGTATCAAATGTATCAAATGTATCAAATGTATCAAATGTATCAAATGTATCAAATGTATCAAATGTATCAAAGAACGTTCCTAGGGTATTAAAAGTAACTCCTATTAAACATACAAGTAGTTTTCCTAAAGGTTTGAGTGATGATGATATGCAGTTAAAAGATAATGATAAATCTAAGAAAAATGCTAAAAAACCAAATCCTATTAACATAATTTTGGAAGAATCATTAACATGTGATATTTATAAAAATGATGTTAAGGATAAACTAATATCTTTTGTATCTTCAATTGAATTTTCAAAAGTTTTTGGAGCTACTAAAAGTTCTGAAATAATGTCAGGAATAGTTAATGAACGTGTAAATAAATCAGTTGCATTATTTATATCATTCTTATTTGATAAAAGAGTTTTATATAATGAAAAAGAGATTATATATGATAAAAATAAAGAATATGTAGGAATTATTAACGTTTAATGTTGGGTTTATATATTGGAAATAAAATTAATCTATTTTTCTTCATTAATTCCTCTGCAATATAATTGCATAATAGTTCCTTATTTTTCATTTTTTTATTATCATTATCTAATTGATTAATAAATTTATTAAGTTCTGTTATATTCCAGTCTTTGCATTTTCTCCCCCTACCTTTATCAGTCTCTGTTGAAAATATTTTTATAATATTTTTAATTTTTTTATTCTTCTTATCTTCATCGGGTAGTATAAGACCATAGGGCATTTTTTCTAATTCCATATTTGTAGGTATAGTTTGTATTTTATATCTATGTTTTTTTATTTCTTTTAATTCAGTTTCTGTTATACCGACCTTATCTATTTTTTTAACATCATTATATAAAATTACATCAGTGTTGCTCATATCATCCATATTATTATATTTTATATTGTAAATATTATAATAACCAATATAATTATTGTCATTATATTTATAAGAAGGTAGTTCGGATTTTTTAATTAAAACACCTTGTTTATATAAGCACTCCGCTATATATAGAAGTACCTCGTCTTTTTTATCTTTTATATCTTTATAATTATATAAAATATGATTAATTAGAATTTGTAAGGAATTCTCATCTAGCAAATATAGATAAATTGTTGTTTTAATAATATTATTAAAATCTACATTTAATAATTTAATAATATTCTCTATATTATCTTGAGATTTACTAGATTTAGATTTATTAATTTCGTCATCATTAATTACAATTTTAATTCTATTTGAATAATTTATGTTATCTATTTTATTTAGTTTAATCCCATCTTTATAGAGAGTTATATAATAATTATTTATTAATATCTTTGGTTTAATAGATTTATGTATAGTATACATTAAAATATCTTCGTCAATATCAATATCTTTTAATAATTGTTCCAATGAAATATAGTATATTTTTTGTTCAATATATTTTTCCAATAGATTTCTTATCTCAGTTTGTCCTAATTTTAAAAGATGTTTATATATCTCACTTCTATATCCTGATTTATCTATCTTTCTATTTTGAGAACAAGTTGGTTCATTTTTTTGATCATCTCCAAATTCATATTTAATAAGTTTCCCTTGAGAAGTTTCTAATTCTACTACACCCAATTGAAATAATGATTTTGGAAAATAATTAATATTTTTCATAAGAGAACAATCAAGTGCATTATTAGATATTATGTTATCTATTTTTTGACTTTCTTCGTACTTTCTTGTAGAAATTCTCAATGCATGAATATCTATAGTTTCAATTGTCTTATCATTATTAACACTAGCATGCATAAATACAGTAACATTTCTTTTTTCAAAAGGTAATTTTTGATGTCTGCAATTTCTAATTCCTCTTCCAATAATTTGCTCGGGTCTATTAAAATGGTACCAAGGTTCTATCAAATGTATTTCGCGAGCATTAAAAAAACTTAACCCTTCGCTCGCAACAGGTGTTATTAATATTACTTTAATATTTTCTCCATATATATTCTTATCGTCATTAATAACCTTTATTAAATTATCAATAGTTGTTGAACCCATAATTTCCTTCTTATCGCTGGTTAATATACAATATTTAGGATATTTAACTCTTTCATATACAGGAGCATCAGAAACTATTTTTGGATTTTGTAATATATTATTTGCACCATATCTAGTATATCCCAAATGTTCTAAACATATTGCAAAAGGTATAATACCAGAATATAAAAATCTTGAATATATAATTATAATACCTTTGGATTTTCTTATAAAGTTGCACATATTTAAAAATTTTCCAGAATATTTTCCTAAATTTTCTTCATCAGGATATAATGCATTTTCATATTGAGTATTATATTTTACAAATATAGGATCTTTTTGTGTAGTTTTAGTAAAAAAAGTATAGAATCCTTTTTCACCTATGCTATCATCATATACAATATTCATAGGTTGTAATAATCTCATATTTTGGTTTTTATTATTTGCTTTTTCTTCGGGATTATCTTCTTCTATGTCTTCAAATTCTTCATCTAATGAATTTATTTCAATATTATTTAAATTAACATTTCTCATATTTTTTATTTTTTTATTTTGAAAACTGCCTAGTTTTGAAATAATTATATCATCCTTTATATTTTTTAACCACGATAATTGACTTTTTGGAATAATTTTATTTGACGGGTCTTTTATAGGAGCATTTTCTAATATTTTTACTCCACCACTTAGAGAAGGATTTAATTTTAATGCAAATGTAAAAGGGTTTTTGCCTTTCAGATAAGATATGTAATTAGAAGAAAGTTTTTTAATTAATTCTATTACATTATCGTCTAGTTTTAAATTAACATTATTATTAAATATTTTTTTATATTTATCCAAAATATTTTCCCTTTTATCATTAATTAACATTAAGTTAAAAAGATCTAATATATCTCTAGGTTCATTATACATAGGTGTAGCGGATAATAATACTAATCTATTATTAATACCCTTTCTTAGAGTATCTTTTATCTTTAAATATGATTCTTTATCATTATTATTAGTACTTCTAATATTATGCGCTTCGTCTATAATTATAACCTTATTATCTACAATTTTATCTTTATATTCTTTATCAATATATTTTGAAAAACTGTCGTATGTAAATAATTTATATCTTCTTTTTAAATTTTCTTTAAAACGTTTATTTAAATTAGTTTTATCTTCAAACATTTTTTCATCAATATTTAATAATTTAATATAATTATCTCCTGTACATTGGTTTGTTAAATTTTTAAAACCTTTTAAATCCATATCAAAAATTTGTCCTTTAAAGTTACCTTTTAGAGACTGAGGCATAATAACCCATATAGTAGGTTCATTACTTTCCATTATATTTGCGGATAAAATCAGTTCTGCAAGTGTTATAGCAGAACAGGTTTTACCTACACCAACACCATGATATAGCAATATACTTCTATAAGGAGTCCTATGTGACATATATTGACTTATAAAATGTTGGTATAAAGACAATTCTAATTTTCCACATAATTTATTTGCCAATTTATTAAAATCATCTATACTTTTAATTATTGGAAACTTACCTATTTTATGTATGTAGAATTCATTATTTCTCGCTATTTTATTATTAAATCCAACGTCATTTATATCAGGATAATATAAATCTGTGTTAGACTTTATACCAGAGGTTGAACCAGAGGTTGAACCAGAGGTTGAACCAGAGGTTGAACCAGAGGTTGAACCAGAGGTTGAACTAGAGGTTGAACCAGAGGTTGAACCAGAGGTTGAACTAGAAATTTGCTCATTATGCTCTATGTTAGTTAATGGTTCTTGATCAACAACAGGGTCAGATTCAATTTCAGTGTCTTGATCTTTAACTTTAGGTAATCTAAATGGTGTTTTTTTAGTTATTATTTTAATACATCTGCCTGTAATTTTATCTCTTACTTTTCCATTTTTACATTTCCGAATACATATATTTGATATAGGATGTCTTTCTTCATCGTCTTTACATTTTTTTACACATCTTCCTGTTTTAGGATTAATTTCTTTTCCTTGAGGACATTTTATATTAATATCTTTAATTTTAATACATTTACCTGTAGATATATCTCTTTTTTCGTTACTTTTGCACTTTTTAACGCATCTACCAGTTTTAGGATTAATTTCTTGATCATCTCTACAAATTTTTATTTTTGGTTTTTTTGGTACTTTTTCTTTAGGTAATGCTTTAGGACATAAACCGGTTATTTTATCTCTAGGTCCGAGTTTACATTTTGGCATACAAACATTAGTTAAAGGGTGTCTTTCTTCATTGTCTTTGCATTTATTAACGCATCTACCCGTCTTAGGATTAATTTCTTTTCCAACAGGGCATTCTTCCATTATTATCCTATTTACATCAGAGATTTATTATAATCAATTATACTATGAGCTTTTTTAAAAATTTTAATTCTTTCTATATTATGATTTTTAATATGGTTTAATACTTCTGTTTCTGAAAACCATTTTAAAGAGCGTATTTCTCTAATCTGCTCTATACAATTATTATCTAGAGAAATTTCAGCATTATCATTGATTATTTTTGCAATATAATATACATGTTTATATAATATGTTATTAGTTCCAAAAAATATTTCCTGGAAAGGTATTATGCTATTATCTATTTCTATATCAGTTTTATTCAATTGTGTCTCTTCGCAAAATTCACGTATGGCACAATCTACATCACTCTCTTTTAGTTTTTTTCTACCTTTTGGAAATCCCCATTCTTGTTCTGAAATATTACTACTTTTTTTTGTAAATAATAGGTTTTTAATATTATAGTCATTTATAATAATTTCAAATTTATTTTTTGATTCTATATATTCTTTTGTGTGTTTAAACGAACAATGATTTAATTGACACCACGTATAATTCCATATTTGGTCAAATGTATTATTTAATAGAAGTTTTTTCTCAGAATCAGTCATATATTCAATTAATTTCATAATATATTTACTATCTTCTATATTATATTTTCCCCTCACAAATTCCATAAAAGATAAACTATCTTTTCTTTGTATCATAATATATTTTATAACATTATTTACAATTTTATAACAGATTATTCCAAAACTCATAATTGGATGAGGACAATCTTTGTACAAATGTCCGTTTAATCCGCAGTTTCTACAACATTGTGGGCGGAAATAATTAGTTTTCTTACTATTTTCATCGTATATTTTTTTCATTATTTATAAATATCAACATTAATATATAATATTAAAGATTTCTTAAATGTATTTACAAAATTAATATTATAATTTATAAAAAAAATAATTATTTATATATTACTCTAGAAAGGAGATAATTTGTCATCGCTATCAAATCCGTCATAGTCAGAAACGCTATTATTAGTATTTTGTTTATATTCTGAAGAATAGTTAACTGCCGGAGTATTAGCATTGTCTAAAGTTAAATATTTATCGTTTGCTTCAAAACCAGATAAATCAGATGAATTTTGGGGGAATGATAACATATTTCCAGAAGCGACATTATGTTTAGGTTCGCTGTATGAAGGAGGTTGCATTTGAGATAATGAAGGTTGTTGTCTTATACCATTCCCATTAGGTGAATGAGTTGCATGCACTACTTGGGGAGCAGGGGGAGCAGGGGGAGTCGGTAGAGAAGGAGGAACTTGAGGAGCAGGAGGAGCGGGGGGCACATATTGTTTCGCTTGAGTTTCCTTGTAGTTATTTTCAATTAATAAATTTTTGGCATACATATTTGCATCATCTTTATTAACTTTATTTTTCTCATTTGTGTAATCAAGTCTATCATTTGCCATTTCAAAATTAGACATTGAAATAAGCATAGAAACTATTATCATAATGCAATATAATATTATAATTATTGAAATAAACCACGCTAATAACCAGCACCACCAGCGAGTATCACGAGTTCCTCCAGTAACTATACAAGTTAGCTCAAATAGAGACATTAATATGGAAGGTACTGATATTATTAATATAAATATCACAAAGAGGAATCTTTCTCCTATAGGTATTTTACTTCCCGTAAATAATATTATTAAACATAATATTATAATTGTCATAAATAGTGCAATACCGGCATATTTAGATTGTTCAGAACCAAAAAATATATCACTTATGTTTATAGTATCCTGCTTCATTATTATATATATTCTATTATCATAGAAAGAAAAATAAAAATTGATAATCATATAAATATATAGTTATAACAAAATAGTAGTTATGGGCATTCCTTATTATTTTTATTCATTGACAAAAAAATATCAAGATATTTTACACAATAATAAACCAAATAATACGGATATTTATTGTATAGATTTTAATGGAATTATACATAATGTTGCACAACAGGTCCTTAAAACATATGAAAATAATTCTTCCGAACCAAATGAAAATGATATTGAAGAAAAGATTTTAGAAGGTCTATGGAAAAAAATAAAAGAATATATAGAAACATATAATGCAAAAAAATATGTAATATGCGCAGATGGTGTTGCTCCTATGGCAAAAATTATACAGCAGAGAAAAAGACGTTATCTAACTATTTATAGAAATAAAATAGATGCAGGTCATATTACTAAACCTGTATGGGATACTAATGCAATTACTCCGGGAACTTCTTTTATGAACAATATGAATACTTATATTAATAATAAAATTAGATATTCTACGTACAATATAGAGTTTATATATAGCGGCAGTAATGAATGTGGTGAAGGAGAGCATAAAATCTTTAAAAAATTAAAAACCTTATCAAAAAATAACGATGATATTATAATTAATGGTTTAGATGCAGATTTAATTATATTATCTTTAATATCTCATATTAAAAATATTCATTTAATGAGAGAGACAATAGATAAATTCAGTAAAAATATAGTATATAATTATTTGAATATTGATAAATTAAGACAGGCAATCTTGAAAGAAATTAAACATTTATGGAGTTTAAATGATGAATATGATGATAATGATATCATTGAAAGTTATTGTACTCTATGTTCAATTCTAGGAAATGATTTTATACCACATCTGCTAACTATTGATATAAAAACGGATGGTACAGATAAGTTGATTAATATTGCAAAAAAAGCAATTCAGGAAAATGGTCTGTTAGTGTCAAATAGTACTATTAATTATGAATGTTTGAAATACATATTTAAATATTTATCCTCAACAGAAGACAAAGACATTTTTAATATATGTGAAAAATATATTAAAAAAAATGCATTTAACATCTCGCAATTACCGAGCGATAATTACGCTATTAAAAATAAATCACCTCTATGTCATACAATTTATAATAATAGCAGTAATTGGCATAAAGAATATTATAAGGTTATATTTGATAACAATATAACATTAGATTCTTCTGTAATTTATAATTCTTGTAAAAATTATATTACTGGAATTTATTGGGTTTATGAATATTATAAAGGCAATACAATTGATTGCGAATGGTATTATCCTTATAATTATCCACCAACACTAAAAGATATTAGTAATCACGCAATTGCATATGAACCTCCTGTAATAAATGCTATTGACAATTATATTGAACCATATTTACAATTATTAATTGTATTACCTAGAGAAAGTATTAAACTTCTTAATAATAAATATAGAAGTTATGTTACTGATAAATACAATGGGTTATATCATATGTATCCTCTAGATTATGATATACAAACTTTCATGAAAACGCATTTATGGGAATGTGCACCCATACTGCCTTTAATAAATATTAATTATATTAAAAAAATAATATCAATGAAATCTAATTAATATATAATTATTACTTTAAGTTAGTTTCATAATTTCACTTACCTTATTTTTGTCAATATTTGACAAGTAATACCACGATTTCTTTTCAGGATCCCATTTGCATCCTAATTTTTTCACACTATCTTTATTTTTAAAAGGAATTTTTATGTATACTTTTGAAATATCTAACATATTTTCTTCACAAAGTTCATTTTTTGCTGCTTTTTCCTTAACAGTTTCTTTTTCAACTGAACTTAATACTTCAAATTCTTTGATAGATTTTATATTATCTTCGCTAATGTTATCTTCATAATACCATTTTTTATTATTCATATCCCATTTTGCACCTAGTTTTTTAACATTATCTTTATAAGCATATGACACGTTGATATAAATTTTTGTTGTAACATCTCTCTGCTTTTTATAGTTTAAAATTTCAGTATCTTCGCTCAAAGTACCATTAACTGCCATATTCGCCAATTTATCTGCCTCGCTATTACCAATAGAATGCTTATCCGTTAAATTAGTATGTGCCTTAATATAATGAATATTAATTGTTTTTTTATTTGGACTATATAATTCGTGTATTTTTTGCAATAATTTTAAATTAGGCGGAACTTTATCTTCGCTTGTTTTCCAATTATTTTTTGCCAATTTTGTACCATAAGAACCAGAACATTTAATAACATACTCCGAATCTGTATAGATATCAATAATTTTTTTTTCACTAATTTCAGTTTTCAATATTTCTAATGCTCTAATTAATGCAGTAAGTTCTCCAGTATTGTTAGATTGTTTCCCTTCAATATTTCCATATTCATTTCTACTGTCATTGTAATCAAAAAACACTCCATAACCCGCTTTAGCATTAATTTTCCCATTATTAACGCAAGAACCATCAATATATACGCAAATATCTCCTTTAGAATCCATTTGTTATATGTTATTATTATAAGTAATATAACATAATCAATTTTTATATATCATTTTTACTTCTATATCATTTTCATATTCTACGCTAAAATTATTTTTTTTATAGAATGCTATTAAATAATCTGTATTAGATTTATTTTTATCTACAAATAAATGCAATGGTTTTTCTAAAACTTCTTTAGATTTATCTATTAAATTCGTTGCAATGCCTCTATTTCTATAATTAATATTTACACACAACTGATTCAAATAATTATTACTTATACCAACAAAACCAATTATATCGCTTCCAATTATATAATATATAATACTACTATATGTATTAAATCTATTATTTTTAAAATTAGAATTTAATAATTTTATACATCTAAAAATTTCATCTTCATTTAAATCTTTCATTAATTTATATACTATCATAGTACCTATCATTAGTAATTTTATTTTTCAAAATAATAAAAATAATAAAAATAATAAATACATATACATAAGTACTGATTGCACTCTATAACCATACATTGAGCATATCATAAGCGTTTATGGTATTTATTTCTATTAAGGTATCGCATTCTTGCTTCGTAGGTTTTTCAAGTTTTTTGTAATATACTCTCATTCCCACAATAGGAACGTGGAACTCTTGATTTTTATACTTAGCAATTCTATAATTGTCAAGATATTCAACGACTGAAATAGGGAAATTCATCCATACGATTGTTACATAATAAGATGCCTTTTTTGCAGCACTTATCATTTTTGCTCTTGACTCTTTTGTAGGATTTGTGTTATCTATTACAATATTTAAACCATTTTTTATTCCGTCATTAAAGGTTTTTTCAATAACTTTATCAGTCTTCATAGTATCTTTATTGATACGAAGAAAACCCTTACTTTCTAGTTCTTGAGAATAGTAAGATTTTCCACTTGCAGGAGATCCAACCATTATTACAAGATGTTTTGATGAAGAACTTAACTGAGGTATACTATATACATCATTTGAAACCCATTTTGTCATTGGATGCTCTGCAGATTCAATCTTCACAAATTCCTTATTTTGAATACCTAAGAAATATGTATCTGTATGTATAAACTTGATATTTGTATTTCTAGCAAAATATAAATCTGCTTCACTATCTCCTATAAATACACTCGCAGGTATGTCAATATACTTAATATCTTTGAATATATATTCAATTAGAACTTCCCATAAACCTAATTGAGGTTTTCTATAATAAATGTCACTATGTCCAGATATAAACACAAAAGGTATCTTTAAATCTTTATATATCATTGTCGCTTTTGTTTTAACTTCATCTCCCGTCATCTTCTTTTGGTTGCTAACAATTACAATCTCATAACCTTTATCATACATATCTTTAAGTTTTGGAACAACTGCATCATTTTTCCACTTCCAATCATCAATAGATTTTGGAAATACATGTTTTCCTTTTGGAGTAATAAGCGTATGATCAAGATCTGCAAATATAACTTTAACTCCGTTTCCTAATGTTGGGCGAAATTGATTTTGAAAAGTTATCAGAGTAAACTTATCTTGATCTATAGGTATATTTTCTTTAAATCTATGAGATATTCTATTTGATGAATTTGATTTTATAGGTTGTTCTTTATTTACATTTTCTTCTCGCATTGTCTTCTTTTGTTGATTTAGAGGTTCGGATTGTTCAATCTTCTCTGTCTTAGTATCATTAAATAAACTATTATTGGGAAGTATAATAGGAATTCCTAAAACCTTTGCTTTTTCTACCTTCCCGCTATTATCATTTAAGTCGGCAACTACAAGATAATCTGTGTTTTTACTAACAGCGGTTTTTATAAAACCACCCATTCTAGTAATATAAGTCTCTAAATCTTTATCACGAAATCCAGTAAATACAAAGGATTTTTCTAATATATTTTTATTTTGAATTATTGGTTGTTTTTCTATATTAACTGCTGCACCAGGTGATACTAAACTATCTGTTCCTTTGCACTTTAAACCTAAGTTATCATAAAAGTCATAAAACTTAGGTAGGTTCGCTAGAAACAATTTTGCAGATATTTCTGCTATACCATCTACATCCATTAAATTGCTTATAGTTAGTTCTGAAGTAATCTTTCTATTTTTTTTATCATGAAGTAATATTGACGGATAAGTATCTGTAATTAACTTTATCTTTTTATATCCAAAACCGCGCCCCATAATATTTGAAGCATCCATTAAGACTAAACAATCTATATTCTTTATTTCTGATAAAGCATTAATAATATTTGTTGCAGTCTTCTCCTTAAATCCATCAATTTTTAATAGGTCTGTCTTAGTTATGTTTACTATCTTTTTAATATCGTCAAAACCGGCATCATATATCTTTGATATATTTCCTGGTCCCATATTTTCAATATTTGCAGTTTTCATAAAATAGATTAGATTTTTAATATCAAAATCTCTGTTCTTATTACCATCCTTATTAAGCATTATGATATCAACATGTGTATCATTCCATACATAATCAACACCTTCTACTCCAGGCATACTAGGATAACTGTTTGCCGAAGGAGAAAGAACTTTATATATATGCGGTATTACATTTCCAGAGCGAATAATGATAATTCTTGAACCTGGTCCTACAATATTTTTTGTTATATATTGTCCGTTAAAACCAGTCGCCTGTTTAATTTTAACACCATCTAAATCTATTTCATTAAACATTACTATAGGTTTCATATACATATCCTTTGATACATTCCATTCTACTTTTGTTACTATGACTTCAACTTGTTCTAAAGAGTGTATTGATTTGAACGCAAATGCGTGTTCTGGATTTTTATCTTTTTCAATCTTATAATATTTGCTATTATCCTCAATTACTATACCATCAATTATATACTCACTTTCTTCACGTCGTCTCTCTAATATTTTGGATAGTTTATCTAAGTTTATATCACTGGTCAAATAATTATTTACTACTTTAAAACCCATTCCATCAAGTATATTCAATCCATCTTTAAGTTTTGGATAAACAAGAGAATATGCAACAAAATCTATTTTTTGTAATAATTCTTTATTTAGAATATCACTATTTATAGCACCTGATACTGTATTACGAGGGTTCGCTCCTTGTTTACCTAGATTTCCTAGTAATTTCCAATTCTCTTTTGATATAATTAATTCACCGCGAATAGCAATTTCTGTATTTTTAAGTCCTCGTATTTCAATATCCTTCTCATAAATTGCAGGTATAATATTTTTAACATATCCTAAAAGATGAGATATATCTTGTCCTTCAGTACCATTACCTCGTGTATACATTTTAATTTCACCTGATGTATATATAATCATACAACTAACTCCGTCTAATTTATCACTAATCACAAAAGGTCCTGGATATTTTGCTTTATATTTCACAATTTCATCTTCACTATCTTTAATCTTATTAAGAGAACCCATATAATAAGGTAGAACTACTTTATTTTTCACATCTGCACCAATACGTTTAAAGTATTTATCCTTAGGATACTTTGATCTAACATAATCTTTAATAATATCATAGATGTCGTCTTTTACAAAAGTTTCTTCACCTTCATTATTAAAAAATGCATCGTCTGCTTTTATAAGAAACTCAATGATATCCGCTTTTTTATTAGCATTTATAAATCCTATAGGATCATTATTTATAGCTTCAATATCATATTTCATTTTATATACTTATAAATTATATATAAAATATATTTTAATATCATTTTTTGAAAAAAATATAAAAAATATATAATATAAAAATTAATTATAAGAAATCTAATATTATTCCAATACTATTTTATTAATTGTGTTATATATCTCTATATACTTTTGAGGTATTTTTTCAAATGATATCAGACACATATTGAATTCAAAACTTTCTAGTAAGTTATTTTCGCTAAAATACTTAAGTCTTTCATTATTGGGAAGAGATGCTATAATCAATGCTTTTTCCTTTGTAATTCCAGGACCTATTTTCGGAATATTATCACTTTTATCTCCATAAATAGCTTTAAATAACAAATTAATATTAGCATTATTATATCCGCGTACTTTTAATTCTTTAAATTGCATATTATAAATCAACACATTTGTATCTAGCAATTGTAGAAAATCATTATCATTTGTTATAATAATAATTTTTGAATTAATTTTTGTTTTAATATTTTTATGTGTTAGATAAATAATATCATCTCCTTCTAATCTATCAGAATGTATAGATTGCAATCCTAATTTCTTTATATATTCGTTAAAAATACTAAAAATGTGCTTGTTAAAATTGTTCTTCTGATTTCTCGTCGCCTTATATTTATCGTATAGATCATTTCTCCATATATCACTTCTCAGACAATCATTACACAATACAATATTGTTTTTATTTGTTTTCCATATTTTACATATCTTTTTAATATCATTATCTATATGTTTATAAAAGGCATTAATAAATATTAGATTGTCTATGTTTTTATTTACATCAATCTCAATATAATCCTTTTGAAACTTATACCATCTCATTGTAGCAAAATATCTGTGAAAAATATAATAACTACAATCTACAAGTATAATATTATTATTTTTATTTAATCTAATAATATTCATATACTTTATTATTATTCTTATTTATTTAAATAATTAATCAATTTTTATATTATAATCATTTAATTGTTATTCATTGATTCAACATACCATATTTTAGCATTAGACATTATAGTTTTAAAGTTTTCTTTATCCTTCTTAATTTCGTGCCATTCGTTCTTAACATTATTAAAATTTTCTTTTTTATTTTTACTAATATCTTTCAATTGATTGAGACGATATTTGACAAAAATGTTGTAATCGGTAGACTTTTTACTTTTATCTAAGAGTTTTGAAGCATCAATATTTGCTGTAAGAGAGATATTATTTTCTACACCAGGATTTTCTTCATTCTTATTACTTTCGACATTAGCCTTATTAGAATTCATAATACTTACAATTTGCTCATTTAGTTTAGGTTCTAAATTATTTATGATAGGGTCTTCGTGTGTAATTCTAATAATTACATCATTTTTTACCCACACCTTTTTATTATTTTTAATATCTACAACCCAGAGTTCTTTGTCAAAACCTTCCATTACCGAATTGATTTCATAACCTTCTGCCGACAATCCGTAATGTAGAGGAGATAATTCTGTTCCAGTATAAAAGTGCTTAGAAGAATTAATGCAAGGTTTTTTAACGGATGTCATTATTGTATTGTAATATAATATTCACTTTAATCAATTTTTTATATAATAAATAATATGTCTCAATATTTTTATATTGCACCAAAAATTGATTTTTGTAATTTACGGAAAATTAATTATTGTTTAATGTGTTTTTTCGGAGAACTAAATAAGCAGATTGAAAAAGTTATTAATAATAATAATTATAATGAAAACATTGTTAAAGATATATATGATGCTGAAAGCGACATAATAGATATTTATTATTCAAAAGACAAAATATTTGATAAGGAATTGGAAAACATATTTAATAATTATTTTTCAAAATATGAAGAATATTCATTTGAAGAATTATTAATTACAATTTATAATATATACTTACTAAACAAAATCAAAATTAATAAGTATTATTGTAGCACATATAATATTAAAAATATTAATATAGAGGATTATTAGAATTCATATGTCAGAAATAGGAAAAAAGAAAGAAAGGGCATTTTTAACATATAAATTTCTTCAAAAGTTTTCATCAAAATTTAATCCAGTCATTTTAACTTATATTAAAGTTGCATGGATGATATGTTTATTTATAATTATATATAATTGTATAATTGCTGGTATTATATGGTTAATAAAGAAGACACCTTTTAAATGGTTATGGAAAGCAATATTTGGAGATGATTCTAATTGGCCTGTATGGACAATTGGAACAACATTTGAATTACTTGTTAAAAATCCATATGTATTAACTTTTGCAACTATATTATTTCAAACTATTACAATTCTATTAATAGTTTTTTATATAGCACTTTTAATATGTTTATTTATTTATTCTATAATTCCTTGGCCATTTGTAACAGATAGAGAAGAACCCAGAAAATGGGAATTTTTTAGACGTTTAAAAGAGGTTTTTGATTTATTTGAAGGTAAAATATTTATAACCACGTTTACAAATAAGGTTTTTGCAGAAATGTTTGCTGTATTTTATGGTAATAAAAAAGAAAAATTTGAAAATCCGTCTTTAATATCTATGAAATCGTTATTAGCAGAACTTCAAATTGGACCTTATATTGAAGAAATAGACAAGAATTATTATGAAGGTACTAAATTTTTTCGCGATAGAAAGGATTTTTATAATGTAAGATATGTTTCTGCTTTAAAACACACTGCAGAGGCAAATATTATAAATAAAATTATAATATCAACTAGCAAAGAGACTTACGATAAAAATAGTTTTAAAAATAATTATCTTAATAATGGTTTTGAAGAAAATGTTAAAAAGGCATTCCCTATATAATTTTTTGTATAAAAATATTATAATTATTATAAGTAAATGGAAGCAACTTTAATAAATTCTTTTCCAGAAACATTGAAATATGTCGAGGAAGTGAATATAATAGATAGTGTACAGAATAATAATATAATAGAAGGTATAAATTCCATTGAATTATCAAACTCTATTGTGTTATCTGAAATAACAGATTTTGTTAAAATTATAAAAATGTTAGGTATAATATTTCTAATAGCAACGTTTAACATAATATTTCCTTATGAAGATAATAAGGATAGTTTTAATTATAAATTATATATTTTTATTCTAGTATTATTAATAGTATATATTATATATACTAATGAATTATATATTATTATAGGAGTATTTATTTTTATTGCAATATTTGTTATACCTGTATTAATACTTTTATATTTGTATTTAATGAAAAATGAAACAATTAATATAATTTTTTATTCTTATAATAATCAACTTAAAAATGTTTTTAGCAATAATTTTAATAATTATGAATTAATTTTCAATGTGTTTTTCATAAGTATTATATTTATTTTATCTATTGTTTTATATTGGGATAATGTATATGCGGATGCTAAAAAAATTTCTAAATGCGGGCAAATTCTTCAAATAATAGAAGAAAATACCTATAAGAAAAACCCCTATGTCTATAATATAATAATTATAGATAATGATTCATTAGATGTTAAGATATCTAATTATATTATTAAAATAACATATGATTTTATTAAAATGAAAACATTTATAGAAAACGTAAAAGATATAGCTATTATATATTATACTAAGGATGAAATTAAAGATTTTAGAAAAAAAATATTAATAGATATTACAAACGAAATAGACGATACTATAGCAAATGATGCAAAAAAGACCGAATTAATAAGTAAAATAAATACGAAGGAATCATACGGAGATTTTATTTCATTTATTACAACTGATTTAAAAAATCTTATTAAAGAAGAATTTACTAAAGAAATTACTGCTAAATTTAACACTAATTATTTAGGTGCTAATTTAACCGATGAAGAAAAAAAATTAGAGCAAGAAAATATAAGGTATAAAATGAAAAGTAGTTTATTTGAAGAATACATAATAAATGATAGAATTAAAAATTTTTCATATCTAACAACAAAAGAATATCAAAAAACTGAAATAATTGAAATAGAAACAGAGTGTCGTGTAAAATATATAGATAATGAATTATTAAAATATTCTGATGAATTATTAAAGGATAAAAATAAAAATGATTCATCGGTAAAATATTTTAATTTAAGAAATATGGATGCTGATACTATTGAAAATGTAGACCCTATTATTTTTAATAATCCCAAAAAACCCGATAAATATAAATTTTTATGCGTAGATAATAATAATATTCCTATATATAATTATTCTTCTAAAGAATTAATAAAATTTACAAAAAATTATGCAAATAATACTAATTATAATACAAGTATAATATATGATATTATCTATGCTAAAATAAATAATGATAAAGTATTTACATAATATAAAATTATTATATTAAAGTAAATAATGAACGAATTGATGAAATCTTATATTATTCAGATTGAAGCATACTCTTATTATATTTTGTATACTTTATCTACAATAGGAGAGCATACTTATAATATTACTATATATCAGCATTTTATATGTGCATTTTTCATACTTCTCACAATTTTCATAATACTTATAATATATTATGATACAATATATAGAGAAGCAAATAATGTCAAAAGATGTCGCGATATAGAGTTAACAACAACATTAAACGATGGATTAGATCACCCATATGTATATAATATATATGCTGTTCGTAAAAAAGATGTGAAAAATGTATTTAAAAATTATATATTTTATATTCAATATGATTTTATTAATAATAAAACATTAGTTCGTTTTGGAAGCAATATTGATACTAATGTTGTAATTCCTTATAGAGATAATTATGACGAAGAAGATTTGCATAGAAAAGCGTTTTATTATTACGATTTAGATGTAGATTTTGGACACCCTATTGAACACCAACATCAAGAAGGTAAATTTTATTATGTGAATAAAGATATTATAATGAGCGAAGATTATACATTTATTATATCTAGATATGATAATAAAGAAATAATAAAAGATCCTTCTGCATACGAATTGTTAAATTTTGTTAAAAAATATGGTTTTGATTATGAATATACTAATTTAGCACCTATTCATAATATAAAATATGCAATTGATAATAAGAAAAATAAATTATCTATATAAAAACATCATTTAATAATTTTTTTAATTCTTCTATTTTTTCTGCATTTTTAATTTTAGGATAACTAATATTAAATTCTATATACATATTCCCTTTATTATTTGTATTTAGGATTGGAAGACCTTTACCCTCTATCATATATTTCTTGCCGTTTGAAATTACCCCAAAAATTTTTGTATTAATTTCTATATTTTCTTTAAAATATGGAATAGTAATATTTGTACCTACGACCGAATTAATAAAAGAGATATCCGTTTTATAATGTAGATCATTTCCATTTCTTACAAAGTGAGGGTGTTCTTCTATTCTGATACTAATAATTAAGTCGCCTGGTTTTATATTTTCAACTTTAGGTTGTTCGCCCAATTCTGGAAATGCTGTTCTATATGATTCATTGACACCTTTAGGTATTATTAAAGTCGCCTTAACATCTTTATTGAAAAATCCTTTTCCACTACATAGTTTACATCCAGATTTTCCTTGTATAATTATCCCGTCGCCTCCGCATTTATTACATTGAGATTGAAAAATAGTTTGCATAATTCCCATATTCTGTATGCGATGTATAATTCCCTTGCCGTCACAATCTGGACATTCGGTATTGCAACTAGTACAATACTTTTTCAATTTTATATTTAGATCTTTTTTAACTCCATCATATACATCGTCTAATGTTAGATTAAATACACTTTCAATTGAATCTGCCTTATTCTGTCTTCTCTCTTGGCGTCCTGCTCTGCCGCCGCTCCCAAAACCAAATATATTATCAGGAAATCCTCCTTCGTGTCCTCTAAAAAATGCCTCAAAAATATCTCTATGATTTCTCATTTCATCGTTGCCACCACCACTTTCATTATAATTATTATCTCCGCAATGATCATACCTATTTCTTTTTTCCCTGTCGCTTAAAATACTATACGCATTAGATAATTCCTTAAATTTATTAGCAGCATCAGCATCCCCTTTATTTTTATCTGGATGGTACTGCATTGCTTTTTTTTTATATGCGCTTTTTATTTCATCATCTGAAGCATTTTTATTAACTTCTAAAATATTATATAATTTATAATTATCTCCCATATCTTTTATAAAAATATATATTAAATGTTTATATAATATATATCAAAAAATATAAAAATATAAATATCCTTGTTAAAATCACATTTAATTTACTAAAATAATTATATTAATTACAGATGTATCTCATCATAATATTCATAGTATAAAGTTCCTGGTTTAATAGTTTAAATGCATAAGGCATTCTTACCTGTGCAATATCTGTATTGTTGTTACAATATTTACAACTATAAATATTTTTGTCCGTATTAACATTTGCGTGCATACCGCATTTTTTACATATGAAGATACGATAATTATCTGATACGTGCAACATCCTCTCCGCTAAGAAATTTGAAGTTCCGTGCGCAATGAAACAATCTCTTTCCATTTCTCCCAAACGAAGACCTCCTGATCTTGCCCTTCCTTCACTGGGTTGCCGAGTTAGCATAACAATTGGACCATTTGACCCACGAGAATTACCAGTCCATACTGATTTACCATTCCGTCTTACCATAAATATTTCTGTAGATACATTAATACAATATACAGAACCTTCATAATAATATATGTTTTCACTGCACGATTTATCATTGACATCGTTAATTTTTGGAGAATTTTTGCGTTTAATTATAGTAACTTTCCAATATTTTTTATACTGAGATTTAATTCCACTCCATCCTGCGTGAATTAATAGTCTCATCATATCATCCGCCAATGTCTCAATAAGAGTACAATACATATTTTCAAAATTATGAGTAATATCTTCATTCTTAACTGATACCAGACCCTTAATAAGCATTCTACATTGTTTAGAACTCAACTTCCATACCCATTCAGGTAGATAATGTTTATCCAAACTATTGATATAACTTATAATATTATTATTGTCATAATTATTACCATAATCATTTATTAATTGATCGTTGTTTTTATATATACCATTATTAGCATACCATCTTCCAATAAATGATAACAATGCTTCCATATTAACAATATCTGAACCAGGAATACTATGTTGATAGTCCGCTTCATCAAGAAGACAATCCTTTTTATAAGTAACTTCTCTACCTTTGATTTTATTTGCTTCTACTAGTTCGTAATTATTACTCTTATCTTTGATATACATACGATGTCCAATAGTTACATCTAAATCAATTTGATTATTTGAGATATTATACATATATCCTCTGTAATCAGGATATTTGTATACTTCAATAGGATTTTCATAAACTAATTTATCTTTCTTTAAAATAGCAACCTTATCTTCTTTTTTAATATCACTAATTTTTTTCCAACCAGCGCTCGTTAGAACATCGTGATTATCTGTCAAGCAATGAACTTTATCTGTTACCATATGCTTTAACCTTTGGTAATATGTGGGTCCAATAAATATTTCCGTGTGAATTTGCTCACCCGTCCTTCCATTATACATAATTTCATTACCATATCTCTCCATACCTGATTGTTCTAGAACTTTCGCAATATCTTCTACAGAACAATCGTTGTAAGGAGTTGAATCACCAAATGCTCCAATATGACATCCTGCTTTTCCCATAATACATTCCATCAATTGAGCAATTGTCATTCTTGACGGAATAGCGTGAGGATTCATAATAATATCTGGAACAATACCATCTTTTGTATAAGGCATATCTTGATGTCTATATGTCATTCCAATAGTGCCTTTTTGCGCACTACAACTAGCACATTTGTCTCCAATTTCGGGTTTCCTGTTTTTACGAATACGTACTTTGCAAAATTTATATCCTTCGCTATTTACACCATTATAGTTCATATCAATATACCCGTCATCATTTGCTTTCATAGTTAAACTGCTATCGTGATACGATATTTCTCCGTTAATTTTTTTAGGCATAACCTTTCCTACAATAACATCATTGCCTGTAACATATGTATTTTTTGGAACAAATCCGCTATCATCTAGTTTATCATAACAATATGGTTTTTTATCAGTTTTATCACAAGGGTTTGTAAATATTTCTTCTTCTCCTGTACTATGATTTTTATTGCATACATCTCTGTGTGCTTTATAATAGGTACTAGTAAATAATCCGCGATCCAATGCAGATTGATTTATCATAATACTATCTTCTTGATTAAATCCAGTATGTGTCATAATAGCGACAATGGCATTTACACCAGAAGGTAGTTTATGCGCCATTGTATATTTTGATAATTTAGTGCATACTAGAGATTTTTGGGGGTAATTTAAAATATTTCCCATTGTATCAATTCTTTTATTGAAATTACTAGCGTAAATACCCAATGCTTGTTTCCCCATAGCACATTGATAACAATTACGAGGCGATTGATTATGATCACTAAACGGAATATTAACACCTAAAATACCATTCATTAAACTCGGGTGAATTTCACAATGAGTGAAACATGGAGGAAGTGCAGTACCTTTCATTCCTTCATCTAAGTCAGAAGGAAATGTAGCAATCATAGCATTATTAATTTCATCACAATCCATATACTCAATAAATCCTTCTTTATCTAGATAACTTTCGGGGTCATCGCTATCATCAATTTGTTCGTTAGGTGAAATGAAATAGTCAAACCTTTTATCTTTAATATAATCTTCCCATTTCATATTCTTTCTTTTCAAAATTCTTTCAATACGCAATTCACTTTTATTCAATTCTTTGTTATAATCAACAATGTACAATGGTCTATACATACGACCTGCTTCAGTGCTAATGATAATATTTGATTTTTGAATATTCCAAACAATTGATGTCATAGGATGAATAATACTTGACCTTTTGTAATGCTTGAGATTATTATACAATTCTAAGGGATTGCTATGATATCCGATGATATCGCCGTTAACAATAACATAAATATTATTGCTATTTCCCATATTTTTAAGGAATTCAATTGCTGATTTTTCACAACCTTTATTATTAGAAGTATAAGTATCATTATATACTACAACACCAAATTCAGTAAGAATATTTCTAATATGATAACTATTCATTGAAATAGAAATATTTGTACTTAGTGCCATATTTTTTACAAGTCCTACTGAACTGCCTTCTGGTGTTTCTGCTGGACAAATCATACCAATTTGAGAATTATCCAATTTTCTAGGTTGAACTAATTTTCCATTTTTTTCCATTGCAGTATTAATACGGCGCAAATGTGATAATGTGCTAGCATAAGACATTCTATTTAGAACTTGTGATACTCCTTGTTTAATATTTTGGAAACTACCGATACTTTTAATACCCCAATTACCGGTTGAGAAAGAATACTTAATCCAAGATTCTAACAACGATTGCTTGAAAAATCTATGAATACTGATATCTGATATAATATTGCACAAAGGAGTGTTTGAATTTCCTCTCCACATATTCAATTCTTTTTCAATTGCAACCTTAAGTTCTTTTGTAAGTTTTCCATAACATTGACGAAACAGATTGCTCATTAAAACACCTGGACTATCAACGCGCTTGTTAATATAAGAATCGCGATTATCATAGGTGTCATAACCGAGATATATTCTAATCATTTTGCGAATAATATAACCGATATATAGAGCTTTACGTCTGTAACTTTTTCCTACGTGAGGAAGGAAATCATTTGTTAAATTATTATACAACAATGCTTTATTTGTCGCATATTCATTATTTTTGTTTGAACCATTCATAATTTTAATTAAAACATTTTCTGCCTGTTCTTGTGTCTTGATATCACACGCATCTTCGCAACACGCCATAAGTTCTGAAATAATCCTCTTATTTTCTTCAATTTCTGTATCATATACGATATGGTGAATAATCTCTTTATCACTAATAATACCTAGAGCGCGGAATAATACAAATACGGGAACTTCTGACCTTAAAAATGATGTATTAATACGAATGATGCGACCCATATGATTTAACTTACCGCTCATATTAAGACAAGTTGTTTTAGGAGGAAGATATGTAGAATTGCAAACAGATCTGATTTCTGCATATAGACCCTCGCTATTATTATTAGGATGAAATACCAATGTCTTATTTTCATTAATTCTATCTTGTGAAATTAGAACTTTTTCATTTCCGTTAATAATAAAGTAACCTCCAAAATCGTATATGCATTCGCTATTATTTTCTTCGCAAATTCCTTGCATTTGATTTAATACACAAAGTTTAGACCGAACCATAATAGGGATTTTGCCAATATAAATTCCATTTACATTTTTATCAAATTTTTCAATCATTCCATTTTTATTTGTATATTCAGTTACAATATGAACATCAACATATATACTGCTAGAATATGACATATTATTCATCCTAGCGATGTATGGCGTCATTATATTATGTGTTCCATCTGCCATTTGATAACTAGGTTTAGTAATACTTGGGTTGAGAATATTGATAGATATTTTATAATTATTATCATTCATAGACAATTCACTTTTAGGGTTTGTAAGTTTTACTTTGATAGGATTAAAACCTGAAATAATTTGCCCTAATGTATTGTCAACGAATTTATTATAACTATCTATTTGGTGTTTTACGAGAGGATTTGACGATTCTTGCGAACCTCCTTTTGAGAAGTAAATATCCATAATATCCCAACAATTGGTTGATGAAAACATTATATATAATGCGATTTAGTTAATTATAACTTATAATTCTTAAATATCAATTTTTAATTTTTAATTATAAAAAATTGATTTTGTTATTATAGTATTGAAATATAATGTATAATATAATTGCGATATGTGGAGCAAAAAGAAGCGGCAAAGATGTTCTTTCTAAATATTTGGTACATAAATATAAATATAGAAAATTATATTTTGCCGAACCCTTGAAAAAAGCAGTAAAAGAATTGTTTAATTTTAGCGATATTCAAGTTGGAATTGACGAAGAAAATGCAAATGGTGATGAAAAAGATAATATAGATGAAAGATGGGGGATATCTCCTAGAAAAGCTCTTCAGTATTTTGGGACTGAAATAATGCAATATAAAATAAATGAACTAATACCAAATGCTAATAGAGGATTTTTTGCGGATATATTACTTTCGCGAATTATTGAAAATGAGAAATATGTTATTAGCGATTTGAGATTTTTGCACGAATATGAAAAAATTAAAAATTTGAATATTATTGTAATTAAAGTAATAAGACCTCTTATAAATAAAACTATAGACGAGCATATATCTGAAAATGAATATGAAAAAATACCAAATTGTATAGAATTATTAAATGATGGCAGTATTGAACAATTTTTAGAAAATTTTGAATTATTAAATGCAAAAAATAAAATAGTTGAATAATAATTTACATTAGTTTAGAATAGTTTTGAAGACAATTATTGATTGATGTTTTGATATCTGGAATATTTGGATACAACTCATATAATTTCTTAGAAGATAGTTCTATATTTGACCTTTTTGATAAAAGTATTTTATTTTGTTCTTCAATAGAAAAGTTTTTCCAACTAAACGACGAATCCACATATTTTTTATATAGTTCCAATATTTCGTTGTGCGTAATTACACCTTTATTACACATATTAAAAGTACCCGTTGTATTATTTTTAATCATATCTAGAATAACTGGAAACATATCATCTAAAACTGTCATAGAGTTTGCAATAGAGCATACATATTCATATTTTGTTATTTTTGTAATAAAATTTCTGTCGTGGTCATAATTTACTATAGGCATTCTGATGCGGAGATTTAGTGTATTTTCTGAGAACATATGTTGTAAACGATCAGTATAACCCTTTACAATTGAATAAGAAGAACCATAAAAATTCGGAGATTTCTCTTCGTCAATTTCTTCGGTGATGTTATCATTATATTCAAAAATACATCCTGTACCCATATATGTATAATGTATATTGTATTTTTTACATAAAATAGACAATACGATTGGTGCGTATAAATTATCTCGGATATTATCTACTAATTTACCGGGTTGTTCTAGATAATCAATTGTATTATAATTTTCTCCATGCGTCCTACCTATGAATGAAATAACATGTGTTGGATTATGTTCTAAAATTTCTTTTTCAACTTCTTTTTCATTATCTGCGCGAATATTAGTTTCTATATATACAATATTGTCATCACTTAGATATTTGCAAAATTGTTTTCCAATCCATCCTCTACTGCCAAAAAATAATATTTTCATAATTATACTATAATATAGTATATAACCTTATATATTTAGAATATTGAGTAAAAACCTATATAAGAATATAAAAAATTGATTAAAATTTATTGGTTAACTGGCAATAATTATTATGGAGTGTTCTAAATGTCATAAGATTAAAGATTTTTGCGAGTTTTCCTTTAAAAATGTTGATGAAAAAATATACTACTTATATTGCGATGAGTGTAGAAATAAAACAATAGAAGAGCAAAGAAAATACAAGGAGAAAGCATACGAAGAATATAATATGAGAAAAATAAATAATATAATGATATGTGAATGCGGAATTAAATATGTCTGCTTTAGAGATTTTCATATGTATAGGCATATCAATAGTAAAAAACATAAAAACACAATTAAAGAAAAATATAATACTATACAATAAAATTAATTTCTTTATATAGTAGTAGTATAAAGATATATGACTATTGGCGGTTCTACATGCGGAGCTAAAATGGGAGGTAATCCTGGTGGTGAAGTACCACCTCCTGTAACCGGAGGTGCCAAAAAATTAAGAGTTATTAAGAAAAAAGTTGTTAAAGGCGTTAAACCTGTTAAACGTGTCGCTAAAAAAGGCGGTGAAGGTGGTGAACATCATGATATAGCGAAATCATTAGGAGGAGCTAAAAAAGTAGTTAAAAAAGTAGTTAAAAAAGTAGTTAAAAAAGTAGTTAAAAAAGGTGGTGAAGGAGAAAAAGTTGCGGAAGAGGAAAGAAAATTTGCAGATTTAATGATTCCTGAATATGACGAAAAAGATGAAAAAGTGTCGGGTGGTGCTAAGAAACGTCTCCCTCGCAAAGTAGTCTTACGTCGCGTAAAAAAAGGCGGTTCTTCCGAAGAAGATGAAGATGAAGATAAAGATGAAGATGAAGAAGTTTCAGGTGGTGCTAAGAAACGTCGCCGTCGAGTAAGAAAAGGTGGGTCTTCTGGAGATGACGACGATGATGAAAAAAAAGTTTCAGGCGGTGCTAAAAAAAGAGCTCTAACTCCTTACAATAAATTTGTAAAAAAACACTTTCCTAAAATGAAAGCCGAATTTCCTAATAATAAAGCAGTACAAATAATGAAAAAAATAGCAATTGAATGGAAAAAACAAAAATAAATAATTATATTAGGTAAAAATGAAAAAATATAAACCACCTTATGAAAAAGGATATACTATATATACTATATCAAATTGTAAATATTGTAAAATGATAGATGACAATCTTAAATCAAATAAAAAAATAATAAATTGTGATAAATATATAGAAACTTTAAGAGAACGTGATAATTTTTATAAATTTATTGAACAATATACTAAAATACCTTATAAATATTTTCCTATGTTATTTAAAAACGGCATCTTTATAGGAGGTTATAAAGAATGGTTAGAATATAAACTTCTTTAAATTAGATCACACATATAATCGTAATCGTAATAATCTACTATAATGTTGTCGTTTAAATCATCTTTTTTTTCTTTTTCAATAATAATTGATGCATTAACATTTTCCAAATAAATTTTCTTATATTTTTTGTTAAAAATGCCATTATTAAATCCTTCATAAACATTATAGTAAGTAGGCATTTGGATTCTTTTGCTCCTTTTGTGTAAAGAAAAACCTAGAATTTATCAATAGTAATTACAAGATATATCTGTAAAGTAGAACGGGACCTATTTAATACAATTGAGGATTTGACAAACTTGAAGTTTCTAAATGCGTTTATTGTAAAATATTGTACTATTTACAAAAATCAATTTTTATATTTTTTTCAAAAAAAATGAACAAATATTTTGTATAGTTTGTATAATAAAACATCTATCAATATTTATTGATTATTTATATGTGTAAATAGTTTCCAAAAACAGATTCGCCATTATAATAGATATATAAAAATCCATCACCATGTTTCATTTCATTATAAATAGTACTCATAGTTGCTGATGTAGGAGGTAATATATTATTAATGAATATAAATATTGCTTTATCCGGGGATAATTTGATTCTCTGTCTAATTATAGATATAAATTGTCCAATTGTTAGATCACAAGGAACAAGATATTTTTTTTTATCAATGTCATTTAAATTACAACCTTTTGCTTTTCCAACTATTACTGGTACTCTTTCTGGATATTTCTCTCTTACTCTTTTACTTTCATTGTATTTTTTTTCAAAATCTGTACTCATATAATCTATAATTATATTATAAAAATAAAAAATCAATATCTTATATTATTTACATTATCAAACCATTTTTTAAATATTTGTTTAGATATTGTATTATTGTGTGAAATCATAGGTATTTTTCGGTCTTCTTTATTTTTTTTAATTTCTTCGTATATATATTCGTCGTCAAATCCAATATCCGCAGCATCCTCTCTAGTATTAGCGTAATTTATTTTATCTAAACGCGCCCAATAACAAGCAGATAAACACATAGGACAGGGTTCGCAACTTGTATAAATGGTACAACCTTGTAGATTAAAATTACCAATATTTGCACAAGCTCTTCTAATAGCAACCATTTCCGCATGTGCTGTAGGGTCATTATTTAAGGTTACTTCATTATGCCCCTCGCCTATAATATTTCCATTTTTATCTACAATTACTGCTCCAAAAGGTCCTCCAGAACTGATAGCGGATAATTCAATTGCTCTTTCCATAATTATAATATGTAATCAATATATTTTTATATAATTACTAATTATCTTTTATTACCCAATTGTCAATACAATTAGTAAAATCTGTTTTATTATCTGTATCATCGCATATAGGTTCATCTTTAATTATAGTACCTCCAAAAATAATAGAAGGAAGTTCATTGCTTAAATTAACAAATCTTATAATATCTGCAAACATAATTATATAAAGTATAAATGTATATATTTATATAATTTTTATATATATTTATTATCAATGATATCTATTGATATAAAGGATGGTTTAGGAAACCAATTATTTCAATTAATGACTTTAATAGCGTATTCAAAAAAATATAATAATCCTTTTATAATTGAAAAAAAATCACATAGTCCAGGATGTACTTATAGAAATGTATATTGGAATAATTTTTTAAATAAATTAGAAAAGTATTTAGTTAATACACCAATACATTTTCAGATGTATGAAGAAAAATCCTTTGAATATAATCAATTGCCTGAAATATCTAATAATACTAATTTAAAATTATCAGGGAGCTTTCAATCTTATAAATATTTTGACTTTTGCAAAAAAGATCTTTTAAATGATATTGATTTTGAAACTAAGAAGATAGAAGTTAAAAATAAAGTAACAGATGTTAATCCTTTAGAAATGATTTCTATGCATTTTCGCATTGGAGATATTATTAATGTTCATAGTATCAATAGCAATATACTATCATTAGATTATTATATTAATGCTATTAATTATATTATAAATCAAGAGAAAAAAGATAATATTAAAATTTTATATTTCTGTGAAGAAGTAGATAAGGATTTTGTTAAAAAAAATTATATATATCATCTAAAAAATATTTTTCCTAATATTATATTTACACAAAGTATTATTAAATTAGAAGATTGGGAACAGATGATTTTAATGAGTTTGTGCAAACATCATATTATAGCAAATAGTACTTTTAGTTGGTGGTCTGCATACTTTGCAGATAATGGTGATTATAAAATAATATGTTATCCTGATAAATGGTCGCATTCTTCAATTATATATGAAGATACTATCGATTTATTTCCTAATAATTGGATTATGTGTGATACAAGTAATAATAAATATTTACTAGAAAATGTTTATTATATTAATTTGAAAGAGTCTAAAGATAGAAGAATTGAAACAGAAGAAGAACTTAGAAAAATGAATTGGAAATTTCAGAGATTTGACGGAATTAAAGTAAAAGATGGACGTATTGGTTGTTGTCTAAGTCATCTAAAAGTTATTGAGATGGCAAAACAAAATAATTTAGAATATGTTGTAGTTGTTGAAGATGATATTCAGTTTTCAGAACCAGAAAAATACAATAATATGCTTATAAATTTTAAAGATTTTATGAATTCTAATAATGTAGAATATGATGTACTATTATTTGCTGCAACTATTCCAGACAAAATAAATGGAATTAAACCTATAACAAATCATATATATAAGGCATATGCGTGCTTTACAACCACCGGATATATAGTAAGGAGGCATTATTATGATAAATTAATAGAAAATTATAAAGAATCTATTCAACTATTAATCAACTATAGTAATATTGATGCGGGATGTATAGATGTAAATTGGATAAAATTACAAGGTCCTGGCAATTGGTTCATATTAATGCCACGTACTATAAATCAGAGACCTTCTCATAGTATAATACAGAATACTTTTGTTAATTATAGTTCAATGCTTCTGGATTAAAAAATGAGTACATAATTTTATTTTTCTAAGATTTTTATAAACTTTTTGAAATTTCTAAATTTTTTTTAATTATGTACTCATTTTTCTAAAATATATATAATTAATATAAAATTGATAGAGTAGTATTATATTTACACTACTAAACGATGTGTAGTTGCGACAAAAATACTAATTTCAGGAATACATGCTGGATTAAAGCAGGAAACTATAAGAGTTGCCCAATGCTCTATTATAGTACATTGTATCGCATATTTGAAGATTATAAATTAAATAAAAAAGTAGAATCTAAAGGTTTTGATAGTATTAAAGAGTATATTATGGATACATGCAATTTCAATCATCAAGATTGGTATTATTTGAAAGAGCTCTATAATAGCGATGATAGTATTTTTAAGAAAAATGAAGTATTAAAAATTCAAAATAGCGTACCCTTTCAATATACACCTGATATGAGTAATCTCTATCTTCGCTGGTTACATTAAATCCATATTACATAAGATAGTCTTGTGTTGTATTTATTAAATATATATAAATATATATAATAAATATACACATATAATGGCATATCTTTTTACACATCATGATAAATTTCATATACATAAAACATTGGGATTTTTAGCAGTTTTTAATTTTATATTGCGTTTTTATTATGCTATCGTTTATGGTACTTCATTTCCATCTTTTGAATCAAAGTTTTTTTCTTGTTCATCTGTATTAATTCACGCTTTATTACCTATTGCATCACTATCAATACCTCTACCTGAAAAAAGAAACTTCACAAGTCCTATGATATGGAAAGAGTTTAGATTGCATTCAATACTTTTTTCATGCAGACATGCATTTTT